TCACCATACTTGGTAGAGTAGGTAGCGAAACGGCGACCATCCTTCATAGTAAACTCACCACTCAGGCACTCATTGCCTTTGATAGTAAGGTCACAGAACTCATCCCAGCAATCATGCATCACGTAGCACAGGTCACCAATGTAGTAAACGCCAGCCTTCATCATATCGTATCCTTTTCGTCTTTCAATAGATTGATTATACCTCTGTTCGGAATTAAAGGCAAGCACCAATGTGAAAAACCCTACACATGGTAGGGTTATCGAAATGTAAGTCTTTGGTTTTAGAACCAGATATCGCCGTCAGCGTCCTTCTCGTAGCTGAAGCCTATATCCGTTGGTGGTATCACACCATACTCTTCCATCTCTGCGTAGAGCTCAGCCTCTGTCCGTCCGTCAGCTCTGCGTTGTTGTGTGATCAGCCAGCGTTGCTTCTCAGCAACTTCATTCTCACTGTTCATAAACTTGCGCATTGCAACACGTTTGTCTTCCTTCTGCGATTCAGTATATGTGCGGTGGTTGCCACAACTACGAGAACAGTAGGGTCCACGCTTGCGATGCTCAGCACCACAATGCGGACATTCTTTTAGACGATAGACATTAGCCATTGCTTATAGACCTGCGAGTGAACTCACAACTTGAATGCCAGCGCCATACACTTGATTGTATGAGTTGACAATTTCCTGAGCAGGAACAGCATCGGACACAACAGCATGTGGGTAAATCACAATCGTCTTGTCTTCAGTGTAAGGATTAAAGGGTGCAAGGCCAATCTTCACTTGCCCTGTGTTTGGATCTTGACGTGGTCCAATGGTACATGCGTTCTTAACTTCAAGAACACCGTTGGCTGGTGTTACATCACCGATGACATCTTCACCTGTGATCAAATGTAAAATCATAATCGTCATCTTATCCACCTCTCGCTGCTGATTTCTTCATGATGCGTTGTTCAAATGAAGCGTCGCTCATTACTTTGTTAGCCGCATGCTTCACGAGCTTGCGTGCCATTTTGTCTCCTACTTTCAAGGCAACTTCCTTGCGGACTTTCTTCTTTGCCTTCTTCAATTCGCGCTCTTGTTTGAGACGAACAAGTGGATCAATGTATACTGGATCTGTCATAGTTTCCTTAGTCAATTGTTGGACCTACAACCCATGGCTGTTGTGTTGGCCAAGTGTTTGGTCCCAGTGGGGATGGTGATGGGTATGTTGAATGTTTCTCAGCAAGGATTAGGTTGAGCTTCTCAAGATAAGCAACACGCTCGCGTAGTTGATCACGCTCAGTCTTAAGTTCCACTACTGCTACATGTAACTCTTGCAGTTGTTCTTTAATTTCATTCATATTTAATCTATGTGTAAAGGGTCAAGTGGTTCAACGACAACACGATCGTATGTGATTCTGAAGTCAGGCAAAGGCAGCTCGCGCTCGTCGCCGTTGAATGCATAGCTCAATGTGATGTGCGCATTGTATGTTGGAAAGTCTGAAGTTGCACCACGACGACCGAGAGCAGCATTTAGGTTAGTAGCATCTTCGCATTCAACAAGCATAACAAGACAGCGCTCGCCGTTTGTTTGGAAAATGTCATAGCCGATAGCCTTCCCCCATGCGCTTGTCTTTTCGGACAAGTCTTCAGCATCAGGAACAGGGCTACGTGAGTAGATGACTGTTGTGTGGTACTTGCTAGCGTGAACTCTGTCATGACCTAAACCCAATCGTGTCTGGCAGAAGTGATCAAGTTTGGCTGCGCTTAGAGCATCAACTTGAAACGCCACGTAGGTGCCATGCATGTGCTTAGCAAACTTTTGCATCTCTTTCAACATCATAATTTCAATTCCGTTAGTGCGTTGTTCTGACCCAAGGTGCCGCGAATGAATGTGTTAAACGCAAGGCTGATTCGGGTGTTCTTATGCTTGCTTTCTTTCATCTCAACCATGTGTTGTAGGTGTGATGGGAACAGGACAAGCAACCCTGTTTTAACTGTGAAGTACCATGTGTCTGCGTTGAAATGATTGTTCTCAACAGCTGGAATTTTGATGGTACGGTAAGTGTCATTAATGAAACAAATCTTATCAAGATTCTCATCGGCAGCAACATAGAACACACCGCTGATTACACTGTTAGAATGTGTATGTTTGTGGTGCCATTCACCAGCCTTTGTGTAGTTCAACCATGACTGTGTGACATAAAGTTCAATGTCCTTGCTGATTGGATTCATGATGTTGTCAACATATTGCTTCAGGACACCATCAATTTCTTGCTTGATGCCAGCAAGAGCTGGTTGATTCAACACGTAGTTATCCTTGCCCATTCTATTACCAACGTTCTTTGCTTGGTTGCTGTTCTGGCTGGCAAAGAACTGTCGTTCTTCGGGTGTGAAGTCGCGTTCGATTTGGGAGATTGTGATTGGTGTTGGAAAGATCGGTTGTACGACTGGTTCTCTCATTGGTGTCCTTTCAATTCATTACGACAATTATACCTGTCATGTATATATTTGTCAACTAAATATTCCACATATGATTTTGATGACTTACAAGATGCTGTTCGATAACCATTACTCTTCGACCTGTTTCAAATTCCCAAAGGCTTACCATGATTGACATGAAGTATCTCATTGTCAGCGCAGAGAACCTCTGCGTGTACACATTCTCACCACGCCCTGTAACTGCCCATGCCATCTCAGCTGGCATTGCTGACTCAATGGTGTTCGGATTGACGGAAATGAATTCTCCCCACTTCAAGAATTTTCAGAACCGAAACTTCTTTCACTCAAAGGTTTGGGTGCTTGACTTGGCGCCAACAGGAATCAAACTCAAAGAGCGCAACGTTGCTGATGTTACACCTGATTGGATCAAGAACCGCGAGATAGCAAGAGCAAGACAAAATGCCTTTGCCATTTGGGAAACACATACCGAACATGCGTTAGCAAGAACGAACCGAAGAAGCTGGGAGCCGTTCACTTTGATTGCTACACAACAACTGGATATGTGTAAGCCAGAAGAAGGTTACTATACCAAGTGTATTGAAGAGTACGCAAAGGTTATGATGAAGCCAGTTGAGCATGCGTATAAAGAACTCAAGCTACAGATTGATTCAGATACCAATGTCAAGTTTCGCATTCAAGCATTGGCTGACAAATGGAAAGACAAAATCAATCAGTGTGATACACAAGAACAGATAAACAAAGCAAAGGAATATATGCTTCGAGAGTTCTGGACCAACTCGTATCTATCATGAAATCGTTATACTACTACAACCCTCTGATTGTCACGGAGAAACTTGACAACATTGAAGAGTGGCGTAAGCTCTATCGTTACCTACCACTGGCTGTTGGTGTCTGTGATAGAACTGAAACATTCCAGCAACCGTTGCGTCTATCAATTGCCGACACATGTAAGCTACCAACACTCAGAACAACCAATCTATCGTACACTGATTGTTGTGACAACAGAGCAAAGGAATTGTTTGACTTATCAGAAGCAACGGGCAAGCCTTTGAAAGTATACTGGAGTGGTGGTATTGATAGCACAAACATCCTAGTGTCTTTCCTACGCAACTACAGCATTGCTCAACTGAAGGACAAGATTAAGATTGTCATGAATTCTAAGTCAATGATGGAGAACCCAAACTTCTATCATGACTATGTGCTACCAAACTTTGAATTGATCAGCAGTGAGTATACGCCATGGGTCTTTGATGGTAAAGCAATCATCGTAACTGGCGAGTTGAACGATCAACTGTTTGGTAGTGACATGATGCGCAACTATCTTATTACTGATGGCGCTGATATGCTGAACGCAAAGTTCAACAGAGAAGTTATGTTTGAGTATGTGAATCGAAAGATCCAAGACACCAGAGTTTCGTATCTGATGATTGATGGCATTCTGGCATCGGCCAAAGCCTATGGACTAGATCTAGAGAAGAACAGCGATTTCTTCTGGTGGTATAATTTCGGATTCAAGTGGCAGAATGTTCACTACCGAATCTATATGCTGACCATCCCATCCCAAGCCACTGGTATCAACAAGGAATGGGACAGACAACATATGAAACATTTTTATGAGACTGACGATTTCCAGTTGTGGAGTGTCAGTAATCCTGATGTTAGAATCATTCCTAGCTGGAAAGATTACAAGAACATTGCGAAGCAGGATATCTTCGCATTCAATAAAGATGAAGACTATTTTCTAAACAAGGTCAAGACAGGTAGCCTGACCAATGTGTACAAATACAGAATCATCGGGGAGGCATTCAATGATGCCCATGAGATTATTGCGGATTTCAACCCCAATGATTACTACAACCCCAACAATCCCTTTACGATGTAAATGAGTAGCTAGGCAGCTGAACAATGCCATTCTCTTTGTTATACAGCTGTCGTGAGATGTAGAATGGTGTTGCGTGAAGATCTAGTAAGAACTCACCAAGCGAAGCAGCATCAGGCAATACGATGCGCGCAATGATGGTATTCTCATCAACATTCTGAACTTCGCGTTCAATTACTGCTGGGTGACTGTTAATAAACTCACCATACGCAGCTGAAGCAGTTGGGTCTGCTTCGTTCCACCACTTAACACCCTCAGGTCTCGTTGTCGTTGTTATCAGGGACACGTTCATTTCGTTCTCTCATGTATTTAAATAGGCGCACATAGTAAGCGAAACGAATTGGCTCATGCTCAAAGTTTGGGAGACTGCCGAAGTAGTCAACCATGTCGTTGTAGTAGGTAACTACTTCTTCATCTGTCATAATATTTTATTGTTCGCAATTGTGCGTAGGATTTTAACGGTTGAGTCGGGGGCAACATAAGCACGGGCGACGATTACTTTCGTAAGTGTCAGCGGATCATCTCTTTGGTTAATCTCAACCAATGACCTATTTAACATTTCTTGCGCAAGCTGTTCAACAAGAGCCTTACGTATTTCTTCTCTACCATTTGGCTTACTGATTATCTCTTCGTATCTTAGTTCGTCGACGGATATGCTTGCTGTAATGAGTTTACCACCAATGGCATAATCATTGGTGGTAATATTCACATCCTCCCAACCTATGGGAGGATACTTCATTAGACTAATCCCCAGACTTTACCAGCGCCATCTTCGTAGATATCATCGCGGGTGTTCAGGAAAACCTTATCCTTGTCGACTGGATCAATAACATAAGGCGTGGTGCCTTCGTACTGACGTTGAAGCATGCCAACGATAGGAATGCCATTGACATTCAGACCCAGCGGACGGGCAGGTTGCGCGTAACCAGAACCTTCATCAACAGTTGTTGTCGTGGTTGTAGTTGTGGTTGTCGTGACTTCTTCGTCAGGACCAACGTCGTAATAATTCCACATAGAAGTCTCCCGAATGATAAGAACTACAATAATTAGTAGGAAAAGAAAAACAGCAACGATAGCAAGTGAACTCATACAATAATTCCAATCAAGATAATGAACAAGATGACACAGATAAAGCCAAGCAAAATCATGCCGATAATATCGCCAGCGGATGGACCAGACTTAATGATCACAGGCTGTGCGACTTGTTGTGGTGCGCTGTTCAAAGCATCAGCTGGTGCTTGTTGAGCAACCATTCCACCATTCATAGCAGTAAACTGCCCATTCTGATATGTACCTACTTGATAACCTTGTTGATTAACAACACGACCATCAGGATACAACAGTGCGTTGTTACTGTACTGACCACCGCCAGTGTAAACAACAGTGTTATGTGGGTGCATCATGTTACCGATAATCAAACCAGTCAGTAAACCGTTCGAGTATCCGTAACCCATACCCATCCCACCGTAATACATTCCACCACCAACCATACCACCACCAGCTGTTCGGGTGTGAGTTGTTGTCGATGTAGTTGTAGTTGTGGTACGAGCAGTAGGGGCTGCTGGAGCTGGAGCAGCAGGTCGCGCAGCAGCATACGAACCTGAGTTATAACCACCCTTACCTGCTGAAGAACCAGCCGAAGAGAAACTTGAAGACGAGCGACCACCAGCTGAACTGGCATGACCACCACCACCACCTCCGTGACCACCGCCACCAGAACTACCACCACCTTTGGCATCTGCGACGCCTGACATAGCAAGCATCATCGCCAGTAGAACTGGCACAATTGCACGTTTCATCTATAAACTCCTTGTTAAGATGGATCAATTATACATCAAAGCTGAATAAATGTCAAGCACTTTCACTCAGCCAGTTTTGCTTGGATCTCAAGATAGAACCTATGGTACTTTTCCATACGAACCAGATCCTTCTCAGTCACGCCCTTCAGACGACGGATATCGCTGTTGTGTCGTAAGTCAGCCATCTTGACACGCATCGCGTCACGGCTCGAGAAGATGACCTCCTTGTACTCAGCAAGGGTTTGGCCACGTTGCTTAGTCAAGCAGCGAACAGCATCAATAACACGCTTGCTCATGCCGATGGCTTCCAAGTCCACAAAGGTAACGTCACAGTCCTCTACAACATCATGTAGGAGAGCCATACACATCAGTTCTTCATCGTCAGACTTGATGTAGTGCATAACCTTGATTGGGTGGAGAATGTAGGGAGCGCCACCCTTGTCGAACTGCCCATGGTGAGAGTTGGTAGCAAGTAACAGAGCCTTGTCTAACATTTCGCCTTTTCTCATATCATTTCCCCTTTCCATAGCTTGATTATACCTGAACATCTATTTAAAGTAAACCAAAACCCCTACTGTCCGTAGGGGTATTGACTTAAATTAGGTTTTCGCCGTAGGCTTCTTTAAGAGCCGTTTGAAGTTTAAGCGCACCGAGACAGATTTCAAAAGTCTCGCCGCTTAACGAAAGGTCGGCCAAAAAATCTAAAAATTCGGCTAATTCAGAGTCGGTTTTAAAGGGCATCTTCTTCTCCTGTTTAAGCATTGATTATACCCTAGAACCGAATTAAAGTCAAGCAATCACAGAAAATTCGTTATGCTTTTCGAACTTAATTACTGAGTGGAACTTGTCAAACAGCTGATCGCCCTTGTGGCTGATAACAAACACATTAGTATGTTCGCCCATAGCGTTCATCAGAGACAAGAAATAATCTGTTCCTGCTACGTCAAGGCTTGAGTCAAAGATCTCATCAAGAATCAACAGGTTGGTGTTGACGCTGTTCTTCATCTTAGCTACTTGACGCCATGTGAACAGGATAGCCAAGTCAATACGCATCTTCTCACCCTCAGAGAAACTTGCGTAAGTAAACTCATCGCGGTGACGAGCCTTGATACTTTCGGTAAAGGTTTCGTCAAGCTCAAAGTGAACATAGAAGTCCATGGCTGTCAGATATTTGTTGATCAGCTTGTTCATCACAGGCAGATACTCACGGATAATTGTTGTTTTAATTCCTGAGTCTTTCAGCAACAATCCAGCAACTTCTTCATACTGACGCTTGTCAATCAACTGTGTCTTACGATCCAAGTGTGCGATAGCAGCAGCTGCCATCTCTTTCAACTTAGCCTTCTCATCGTCCACATTACCAGTGTCTTTCTTCATCTCTTCAAGTTCAGCTGCCAGCTGCTTATTGAGTTTGTTCAGAACAGTAACGGTTTGGTTGGCTGTTGACACTTCAATGTTCTTGTCAGTAATCTGTTCCTGAACAGCGTTGATGTGTTCAAGACGAGCATTGAGTTTGATCATTGCTGCGGACAACTCCTCAACCATCTGCTCATTCTTACCCATCTCTACTGTGATTTGGTCAATAATTCTGGACTTGTGATCATGCGGGATACCCTGCTCACACTGTGGGCACGCATCGTTGCCTTTGAAAAACTCCACGGTTGAGGAGAGGTCAGATATCTTACTCGTCTTGCTCTGAGCAATTCTCTTGGCTTTCTCGATGTCGTCAAGTACAGTCTTCCTGTCTTCGATGCTCTGTTTAAGTTTCTCAATGTCTTCATTGAGAACATCAATGTGTTGAGAGCTGGTTTCGATAGCGACCACATTATCTTCAATCTTTTTCGATACAGCTGAAACATTACTCGCTCGACTTTCTTGCAAGAGAGTAATGGTTTTCTGTTGAGCAACAACCCTCTCACGCGCCAGCGCGAGTGCTGCTTCAGTTGACGCAATCTCATCTTTAGTCTCCTGCATGCGTTGCTTCAATAATGTGTTCATGGTACTAAACACACGGATGTCAAGAATGTCTTCAATAACATCACGACGCTGACCTCCAGGCAACTGCATGAATGGAACAAAAGAGGCTGAACCCAAGATAACCACTTGCGTGAATGTCTTGTAGTTCAGCTTTAAAATTTGTTGCTCAAGAACCTTTTGGTAATCTTTAGCTGCTGCGTCTTGGTTGATAACCTCGCCGTTACAGATAATCTGAAACACTGTTGGCTTCATACCTCTGATGATTTTGTATGACTTACCAGCCACACTGAACTCAACAGTAACGGAACAGTTCTTGCCATTGATACTGTTGATCAACTGTGGCTTGTTAATATCGCGGAAAGGTTTACCAAACAAACCAAAGCACAAGGCGTCAAGGATCGTGCTCTTACCTTCGCCGTTCTTACCAACAATCAATGTTGATGATGAGCGGTTCAGAATTACTTTGTTTGCTTTGTTGCCAGTAGACAAAAAGTTTGCCCACTCAACTGATTCAAAAATAATCAAACGACCTCCACATTCACAGCTTCAGTATACAAAGTTTTCATATACTGTTTGATTCGTTCTTTATCAGACTCTGTCTGAATCGAATCAATGTAGTTATCCAACACCGACATGGTATCTTCTAAGTTGATGTCACCATCAATCGCGCCTTCTTCATACTCAGAGAAGTTCTCAACGATCTTGACTTCATGACAGCCCTTATTATACAGCTTCTGAGTAAATTGGTCAAATTTATAGTAGTCAGTCTTATTGACCACAACCAATTTCACATACTGTTCTTTCAGATCCAGTGAGTCAAGGTTGATTGGCTCTTGTTCTTTATCGTCGTATTCGATTCGCGTGAACATTGTATAAGGATTTCGTACGAACTCGAGCTCTCTTGTGTTTGGATCGAACAAGTGGAATCCTCGGGGATCGTTATAGTCCTGCCACGTAAGCTCGTAAGGGTTTCCGAGATAGAAGATATGTCCATCATCAGACTTATGATGATAATGACCAGAGAACACCCGATCAAACTTATCGAAAATGTTTTTATCCATTCCTTCATGCGAATCCATCCCACGGTACATTGCGAAGCCAGCCAACTCTAAGTGACCCATACACAGAGTAGCTGTTGTGTTTGTCAATTCAGCCATCGACTCAGCATAGTTATCAGCACAAATCCAAGGTAGCATCAACACATCAGCATTGGTGTTGCCGTAGTCTAGATGAATTGTTTGCGGACGATCGATCACGGAGATGTTAGAATACTCACGAAGCAATAAGTCTGGCGAGTTCACCTCATTGGTGTTCTTGTAGTAGGTGTCATGATTACCAGCCAACATATACACGCGGATATTCGCAGCTGCTAGTTTATCAAAGAACATTTCCTTTGCTCGCTGAAGAGCATAGAAGTTCACATACTTACGTCGATCAAATGTGTCACCAAGAATAAGAACAGTGTCAATGCCCGTCTGTTCAAGTGTTGGGAAGAACACATTGTCATAGAACTTTTCATAGAAATTCAAAAACGCAACGCTGTCATTGCGAGCACCGAAGTGCTGGTCTGTAATAATTGCTACTCTCATTAACTAAAATCCAATTCTGCTGGTGGATAATTCTCTGGTTGGCTGTACTCTTTCATCTCAATGAAACGATCCCCCAATTTACCTGCGAAGTCAGCTGCTTCTTCAGTGGTAGTGAACCAGCGAAACTCCACATCGGGAGAGCCACTTGAACGGTAAGTTACTTTATACATTGTCTTCATCAGTCACATCTCCATTTTCTTCAAAGAACACTTCTAGTGATGAAAGAGCACGCTTCTTCACAGGCTTCTTCTTTGGTAGGTTGTAGTCAGAATCGTTGTTGTTGCGTAGATAATCCATCATAGAGTTTGAGTATTCGCCACCCTCGTCCTGTTCTTGTAGCTCGAACATTTCGAATGGGATCTCCATGATCATACGGTTCTTGATGTATGTTTGTTTCTTTTCTTTTTGAATTTTTCGAATGAACGCATAGTAAATGATTTGAGTGAAGTAAGCGAAGGGGTTACTTGACTTAGTGGGATCGAAATTGCTAATGTACTGTAAGCAATTCTCCACGCCATCGAGGATCATGTCCTCACGATAGGTGTAATTGATAAAGTTATGTTTGTAGGATAGATGAGTAGCGATCTTAAACAAGCATTCACCGATGTACTCAGGAACTCTTGGCTTCTCTTCTCCAGCTGCAGCTGCTTCTAGAACCTTTTCTCGATAGGCTTTCATCGCCTCAAGAAAATCGGCATTGCTAACATAGTGTGGCTTCGCTTTCGGCGAAATCGTTGGGGTCGTCATATATTTACTCCAAGTTTTAAATAATATACCATTATACCTGACAACTGAGTAGTTGTCAAATATATTTCAATGTAGTGTCTTATTGCCAGTCAGGGCAGTAGGATCGTCAGTCTCATTCTCAATTTCTTCCATGCTGTTGAGTAAAGCTCTAGTCTTATCATCTAGCTCGTCATCGATTTCGATATCTTCAATGATGTCATGAAGAGAGTAGGCTTTGAGCGTATCAATCTCCTCATGAGTGTTCAGCATTTCGATGTAGTAGGTGATAGCCTTCTCGCCCATTGGCTTTGTGAAGGATATCTCACTCTGCTTCATCATAAAGTGGCGTTCTTCAGTAAAAGGACACATAACAGTTGTAGAGTGGATTTCGCGGAGAACGTTGTCAGCTACTGGAATAGTGTGGGTATTGACAACAAGAGGGAATAAAAATGTGATTTCATCGTGGGTTTCTTCGTCCACAATACACAAATAGGACTCCCCTGTCTTCATGCGGATAACTCTATAATCTCTCATAGATCCACCTCTACAATCTTGCTTTTAAATTGTTCTTCTGAATACAACTTAACACGCTCCATGAAGTGGCCCAATGTGTGGTTCTTCCACGCCTTATGAGTCAAGTCATCAGCAATGTCATACAAGTTACAGTGTGTCTTACCTTCGTTCAGGCGCAAGCCACGACCGATAGACTGTAAGTTGCGGATCTTAGATTTGCTAGGACTAGCGAAGATTACGTTCTCAATCGAAGGCATGTTAACACCTGTTGAGAATGTACCATAAGAAGCGAACACCAGCATGTTGTCATGCTTTGCTGCTTTGTGACGGATTGATTCACGCTCATCTACTTTGATATCGCCGTGAACAATGTGAACTTCACGATCAGGAAAATCTTTACACATGTCGTAAAGAACCTTACCGTGTTTATCTACATACTGAAACAGAACAAGGGTATTGCCTTTTAATGATTTCGCAAGATTTACGATGAAACGATTACGCTTTGAGTTCTTGACTAGAAAGTCCATCTCGTCTTGGTATAAATTATTCTTGCGCGCTTTACGGGTTTCCTCGTCATATTTCAGCAGTAGACATGTAATATTTAGTTGGGCAACTCGGTTTGTGTCCATCAATGCCTTAGTAGTTGTCACACGGTGCACTGGACCAAACATGCCCTCAAGAACAAGACGGTGAACTTGCTTACCATCTAATGTTCCTGTTGTACCAATGCGGTAAGGAATTGATGTCATCTTTTCCATGACAGTGTTCAATGATGCTGCTTTGAATTGGTGAGCCTCGTCGCCGAAACAAACATCAAACTGATCGAACCAAGCCTTTGGTTGCTTGTAGATAGACTGCCATGTTGTAATCAACACAGGTGATGTAATGTCTTTAGTGAAACCGCTGTACAACTTTTGGCAGTTCTTAGAGACGCGCCATAGGTTTACGCTTGAGTATTCTTCAAAGTCAGCATACATCTGTTCAACCAACGATGTGGTTGGAACAATCAGAATACACTTCTTCCCTTCGCCAACGTAGTGACGCATGAGAGTGTAAAGGATTAGGGATTTACCAGATGCGGTAGGTGATAGAAGCAAACAACGATGTTCATTCATACCCTTCTGAATCGCTTCAATCTGGTAGTCACGAATATCAATTGGCTCGCCACGTGCTGAGAGTTGGAGGTCTTCAGCGAAGTTCTCGACCTCTTCGTATGTGTAGTCGTTTACTGGGAGTTTCTTGTATGATGCGTTTGGTGCATCAATGAACTGGTAACCATTGCGGTTAGCAAATTCCTTGACGTAGTTATAGAGACCAGCAAGTAGGGTCTTACGCTGTAGATTATACAAGCGAATCTTACCGTCCCACAGTCGAGCCTTATACTTTGGAGTAAACTTAGCTCCTGGCACTTCGAATGTGAAGAACGCACTCAACTCCTGTTCAATTCCCCATTCAGAGAACACACGGATATTTACATCATCAACTTGTTCTACGTATATTTTCATTACATTCCAACTAGAAATTTCTTCCACTCAATTCCATTCTTAATCTGGAAATCTCGTGAGCGGATTTGTCCCATGACCGATTCAAGGAACATCACAATTGTATTTAGATATTCTACTTTTTGTTCCATTTGAACAAGGTCAGTGTCACCAGAGAGGAATTCGTCCATCTCATTCTTCAAAGGCTTGACGCCTTGCCACTGAATCCATCCAAGGTCTTCTAACTCTTGACGACCAAGCTCGCCGCGATAGTAGCGGAATTTGTTCTTTCTAAGCATGTTGTACTCACCCTTGGTCTTTGCTAGCTTCAGCTTAAAGTTGACCAAGTAGCCGATATATTTCGAATGAAGGTTGGGAGAATCTGTTGAGGCTTCGCCGAGATGATTGTCGTCAATCACACAGTCATTCTTCCAACTTTCCATCAATTGTTCAAGATTCATAACACTCCATTGTATTATGTGAATTCGTAATACGTAAATTTAAAGGTAGCACTACCGATCAGGTAGTTGACGTCAGATTCGACGCCCGAAAATGTAAGGCTTTCAAGAGATGTTGGGAACATGTTCTTGAAGTTTACAATTATATTCTCACTGTTATTATTTGTCAAAATAAAGAGCGAAGCGTCTGAGTAGTTACGGGTCAAGTCCGTACCACCAGCTGTGCCACCAACAACGGTGTCTAGCTTTTGGAAGTTCACATACTGTTGGTAATCTGTTGGGAAGCCCAAACCATAGAGCCAGCCCTGAAGTGCTCGAAAGTTATGCATGTCTTCGTCGACTAGGAATTGGACTGTCAGGTCTCCGAACGTAAGCGTTTCACCTGGAATTGGGATAGGCGTGAACGGTGTTCCGAACATTGGTTCGCCCAATGTGATGGCAGGTAGGTTGACTGTCTGGCAGAAAAATTCCAATTGTGGCAGCTTCGCAATCTTAAACTTGAAGCCACTTGGTGACAATGGATTGATGTTATCTGGGATTTTCGTTTTCCACTCAGCAGGTACTGTTGGTGTTGTCATAGGATCTCCTTGTTCCACTATTTATTTGACCAATAAGAGGGAACCTTGTATAATAACCGTGTTGGGTTTCTGATAGGAATGATGTTAAGATCTGTATTCCTTAGAGTAAAAGTCGCCACAAAGAAATGTCTTCAACCTATGACAGTTTGCACAAAGTGTTTTGTAATTTAAGGAATTATTATTTTCCTTATCGCCATCTATGTGGTCAACGTCAAGTTGGCACTTATGTTTGGGTATGAATCCACACTCTTCACAATTATCCTTTTTGTGTCGAACCCATGGCTTCATTCGATTTATGTTCTTGCATCTTCTAGAACAAAAAATCTTATTTGACCTTTTCTTAAATTCTTTTTTACATATTGGGCATTCTTGCATATAAACTCCTTTCTATTATTTATAGAAAAGGGAATTTCACAAAGCCCCTTTACAATAAGGCAATAAAAAAGGGGACCGAAGTCCCCTTGTAAAGCACTGGTCTATGCCAGCTTCATCAATTACAGAATGTTCTGTACACGAACGCGACGGTAGTACACGTTGTTGTTTGAACCAATCGATGTAGCCAAAGTAGTACCTTGCGCGAATGGGTTAGCAGCCATGCCGTAACGAGTCTTGAAACCAATCTTAGGTTGGAAGGTGTTAGGGTCAACAGCGCGAACCATTTGCAATGGAACGTATGGGCAGTAGAACACGCCAGCGTCAAAAGCAGAAGCGCCTTTGTAACCAACAACGTAGAACTGGTCGTTAGCACCACCGTTAGATGCGTATGGATCGATGTACACTTTGTACTTACCGTTCAACACACCAGCGAAAGTGTTACCTGTGTCATCAACTGTCAAGTTTGTAGACAAAGCAGGAGCGTAGTCAAGAACACCAGCCATAGACAGAGCTGACGCAACGTCAGATGAACACAGGATGAAGTTACCCTTACCACGACGTGTTTCTTGGGCAATAGCGTTCGCATCGCGTTCGATTTGGAACAATAGACCCTTGAACTTTTCAACAGACCAACGACCGTTAGAGTCAGTATCCAAGTCAAACACACCAGCTGTTGTAACTGTACCAGAAGCAGCACCGCTCTTAGCTGTGTAATACACAGTACGGATAACTTCACGGTTGATTTCAGCCAAGATTTCTGTTGACAGAATGTTGCTCAACTCAGACTCAGCATCCAAACCGTGCACTGACTTCAAGTCTTGTGCCAATTCGATTGAGTACTCAGCCTTCAAAGCACGTGACTTAGCTGTTACGCTAGTCTTTTCGATGCTGAATGCCATTTGGTTGAACGTAGTAGAACCAGGACCTGGATCTGAAGCTGGAGACGCACCAGTTGATGATGAGCTGTAGCCACCTTCAGCTTGAGCAGTAGTCATACCGCCAGCTTGGTTAACTGTGTTGAACCAGTTGCTACCAGAGATAGCTGTTTGGTTAGTGTTAGCACCCAAGTCAGCACCAGAGAACTCTGTATCTGCTTCGTTGTAGAATGCTTCTGTACCGCCTTGGCTACCGTAACGGCTCTTCATTGCGAAGATCAAGCCAGTTGGGCCAGTCATAGGTTGAACACCGCAAATGTCATAAGCGATCATTTGTGGAGCTGAACGACGTACCAAGTTGATCAAGATTGGATCGTACTTAGCAACACCGCCTGTGTCTGGGTTAGTGCTTGAACCGTTATAGTTAGCGTTAGCTGGAACAGTTTCAAACAATGCGCTGCGTTCTTCACGCAATGCTTTTTCTTGGTTCTCTAGTAGAACAGCCGTAACTTCTTTACGATACTTGTCCTGAATGCTTGGCATGCTTTCATGCTCAAGGATTGGGTTCCACTTTTTAACGAGGTCTTCTCTTAACATCATAGTTTTTCTCCTGAAAAGGTTTTAAATTTATTTGCTTAGTTTGGCAAACGCTGCAGCATATTGGGCAACTGATTCAGAGATCATTTGCTCTTCAGCGGCTGGTTCGCTCGACACTTCAGTCTTAGCAACTGGAGCTGCGTGCTTGAAGTATGATTCACGAATAGTTTGTAGCTTCTTAGTGTAAGTAGCCACGTCTTCGCAAACGATATCTTCTGCTAGAGCTTCGAACTTCTCTGATTCAGTAACGGTTAGACCTTCACTCAAATCAGCGATGATACCAGCGCGTTGCATTTCTGCGATTTGTTTGCTCATTTCAATGTTTGCATTAACGGATTCGTTCAGTTTGCTTTCCAACTCACCAACTTCTTCTTCCAAAGCACCAAGTACATCGTACTTTTCTGCAGGAATATCAACGTAGTGTTCTTGGAATACACGCTTCATACCTTCAATGAAGGACTCAGCTAGCTCTGACTTGATACCGCTTTCGAGGGCAAGTTCATTATTTTTCATCCACTGCTCGACAACATAGCCGAGGTATCCATCAACCTTTTCAACAATTTCCTCTTTAATCTTCACGAACTCTTCTACGAGCTGTGCGTCATATTGCTCTTGGATCTTGACAATTTCTGTCTTGATACGAGATACTACAGCTGCTTCAAAAATAGTAGCTGCTTTTTCTTTGAACTCTTCTGATAGGTCTTCACCATCAACCAAAGCTGCCACGTCTTCTTTTACGTCAACAACTGGTGCTTTGTATGTAGCTGGGTCTTTAACTGGCAAGCCCGATGGCGTACCACCGTTACCGCCTTGACCTGACTTAGAGTTGTCTTTGCTAGTACCTGCTTCTGGCTTTTTAGCTGGAGCATTCTTAGCATTGTCTGGGTTATCGCCACCACCAGCTGCTGGAGCTTTGGTTTTGATTGTTTCTGATGCTGCTGTCTCGTCAAGTTCTTCAACTTCTTCAACAACAACTTCTTCAGCTTGTTGTTCAAGTTTTTTAGATTCAGCTAGCAATTGTGCAATTTTCTGTTCAACTGACATTTATAGTCTCCTGTTTTTAGTAGGTTATGTCCGATTCGTTTCGTTAGATTCTATTTATAAGAATTAAATTCTTACTTCAAAGAAGTTAAAAACTTTCGAAACTGGATGAGCGACTGCTCGTTTAATCTCTTAGAAGGGGTCGCCATGATAGCTCTCTTTGCTTCTTCGATCTGCTTTTCCACATACTTTCCATCAACATATACCCACTCTACTCCCTCCATAATGCCACGAACGAAGGCATCTGGAGCGCTTGGGTCGGCGACGATATCTGCT